CACTATCGAAGCAAGAAAAACAGACGAAATTGGAGGAAAGAAAGAAATGGATGAAATTAACGTAATAGAAACACAGGAATATAGAAGCGCGTATTTAAAAACACTTATGGGTAAAGACCTCAACGAATCCGAAAAAAGAGCATTAACCACAGCATCGGGGTCAGCAGGGGCAGCAGTACCGACAACAACACTTAACATGATTATTGATAAACTTAGACAATCGTCTGTATTGTATCCTAGAATATCAGTTTTCAACATTCCTGGCAATGTTAACTTAGCAGTTGCTAATGCTAAGAACGATGCAGCATGGAAAGAAGAAGGAACAGACGGAACACCAGCAGATGATACAGTATCTTCGGTTAGTCTTGCAGGACTTGAATTAATAAAGCTTGTTGAGATTAGCGCAGCCGCTAAAGCTATGACTATACCAGCGTTTGAACAGTATGTTGTCGCTGAAATCGGTCGCAAAATGGCAATAGCTATCGAAAATGCAATACTTAATGGTCGTGGAGCAGCTACTTATTTTGAGCCAGTTGGAATCGTAGCAGGTGGAACATGGGGAGCTGGAAACAGCGTGCAGTATACCACGCTGGGGTATGATAATATTGTTGACGGACTCGCTTTATTACCTACAATGTATCATCAAAACGCAGTGTTTGTTATGAACAGAAAAACAGCGTTCGGTGGACTTAGAAAAATTAAAGATACAGCAGGACAGCCAATATTTACTTACAATCCACAGGACAGAGCCGCTTGGACAATCCTTGGATATCCTGTAATCCTTGACGATTATATCGCTGATGATGTTATCATACTCGGAGATCTTGGCTATTACTACATGAATTTCTCACAGCCGATTGAAATTGCAATGGATGGTTCAGTAGGATTTAAATCAGGCAAAACAACATACAGAGGACTCGCAATCGTTGACGGAAAACCAGCACTTGCTGAAGCGTTCGTCAAAATATACAAATAATTAAATATGGGCGGTGTAACAGCCGCCTTTTTTAGAAGGAGGGCATAGAAATGGCAAATGCACCATTTGATTATAAGCAAGACCAACGGTTGGTTAGTGATGGCAAAGATGGAACATACGAACCTAAACAGGCGTTTATAGCACACTTAGAATGGAGCGCAACGGAAGGCGCACTTGGAACAGTTACATCAGTACATGCAGCGGTGACAGATACAGGGGCATCCCAAGAAGTGACCACAGCAATCACAAATCCCGTATGCGCTAGAAACGTAACAGCTACAGCAGGAGGAACAGCAGCAGACATTAAAGCGATACAGGTAATTGTTGAAGGAACAGACATGAACGGAGCGACAATAACGGAAACATTGCCAGTATTTACGGTTAATACAGCAGGAACTGTTGTCGGCTCAAAAGCATTTAAAACAGTAACTAAAATTACCATACCTGCACATGATGGAACAGGAGCTACAACATCTGCTGGAGTTGGTTCAAAGTTAGGTTTGCCTTATAAACTTGAAAACAACACAGTATTAAAGGCATATCACAATAACACACTTGAAGCCACAGCACCGACAGTAGCAGTTAGCACATCCGCGCTAGAATCAAACACAGCAACGTTTAACACAGCGTTAAATGGATCTGTATTAGATTTATATTTGATGGTAGACTAAAAGCCTTATGGGGTGGGAATCATCCCACTCCTATTTTTTAAGGTGGTGAGGAAATGGCACTAGACATAAACACATATAGTCCCGAAAGCGGGCGAGTTATCAGAGAAAACAATACAACGGTTAACAAAACAGAAATGATTGATAAATTAATAGGGGCGATATACACAGATTCTGACGGAAATTTTGAAGCAAGCATAATTGATGTTTTGCACGTTGCAGTACATGAAAAAAAGATGCACACAGTAAGCAAAAGAAAAAACACATCCGTATATCATAGAGTTTTACTGACAGCATCAGCCACAAAAGATATACATTTAAGAATTGGGTACAGCTCCGAAGATTTTATATTTTTCAATACTTATAGTGGGGCAATAGTACCTACTGGGGGTAGTGTAATAACTGCATTTAATCGTTTTGTCGGCGAGGCTAGTAATTTAACGTGTACGATTTTGTACGACCCTACAAGCTTTACAGGTGGAGATGTAAGGGGTAATGACTTTATAGGTCAAACAGGGGCAGCGACAGTTAGAGCGGGTGGAACAGGTTCGAGCGACATTGAAACAGTAGTAAAAGCAGGGCAAAAGTTGTTGATTGAAATTCAAAGAACAGAAAGCGGTTCGAAATATACAGGGATGATCTTAAACCTATACGAAAGGAACGCGATATAATGTTAGCACTATGCAAAGTATGGCTTAGAATAGTAAACGCAGCGTATGACGATGAAATAAATGTACTTATAGCATCTGCGGGCATTGCTCTTTTGGAAGCTGGGATAGTCGCGGATAAGTTAACGAAAACCGCGACCGTATACGATGATGAGTTAGTCCGAATGGCAGTTATTATATGGGTAAAGTGGCATTTTGGTTGGAATAATCCCGATGCTGAACGCTTGGAAATGACTTGGAATATGCTTTTGAAAACAATGGCTTGCGCTGGTGATTATGTAGTAGAGGTGGTGTCTTAATTTGCTAGGTCGTGATATAATTTATTTAAACACCGAAACGATAACGATCAATTCAATTGGTGACAGCGTAAAAACATTGGTTGAAAAGATGGTTTATGCTGATAAGTTAGCAATAAATCAATCAGAATTCTATCAAGCAATGGCTACGGAACTTAGACCAGAAGTAAAATTTAAAATTCGATTTGCTGATTTTTCCGATGAGGGCAGTTTTAAATATAACAGTAAGCAGTATAATATAATTAGGACATACTCAAAGGACGATGAATGGATTGAGTTGACAGGAAGTGCTTTAAATAATGGCTAACAATATCAAATATACAAGCAATGCAACAAAGGTAAAAAGCTTGTTAACGGAAGTTGAGAGATTGGCGTTAAAAGAAGTCGCTAAAGTGTTGAGAAAAGCAGTTAAAAATAACGTGCCACAGCGAACAGGAGCGTTAAAAAAAGCGGTAGGCACATTTGTAAAAAGTAAAACAGGAAGCCTACAAGTCGGCGTGTATAGTAAGGCAAGATGCGAAAAAAGAGGGTTAGTTTTTCCATTTTATTCGGCACTTGTGGAGTTTGGAACTCGAAGTATACCCGCAAAATCATATTTGAGAAATACAACAATGGCGGCAATCCCTGAAATCAGAGAAATAATTGAAAGACATTTGCCACATTTGAGCAAAAAAGAAGAAGAAGTTGAATCGTTGCTAATGAATAATGAGTTGGAGGAAATCGCAGATGATTAACAGGCCTTACGAAATTAGAAAAGCGTATCAAGAACTAATAAAATTAGTCGCTGCGCGAGTCTATTTTGAAGATGCACCCGAAAACGCAACCTATCCATTTGTTGTGGTGAACCTTCCCGTTTCAAATGATTTCGGTGAAGGGTTTGAAGTTTATACGATGGATATTGATTTTTGGGATAAGTCAACAGATACAACAGCACTCGAAACACTAACTCATGATGTAAACATGGCAATAAATGAGCAAATAGTAAACACTGCGGGAGATGCGCTAGTTCCGAGTGAGACTTTAACTCCAGGAGTTATATTATATCCAAACGGAGACGACCCCATATTTAGTTTTAGGGCGTTATTGGAAAACAGAAGAGTATTAAACGACAATGACAAGCGATTAAAAAGAAGGCAATACACATATTATATAAGAGCGATAGGGAGGTAAAAAGAAATGGCAGATAAATACTTATTAGGTAATGGAGTTGTGACAATTGGCTCAACAGCGGTTGCATTAACTCGTGGAGGCGGCTCATTTACAATTGACAGAACATACAAGGAAGTGCTAGCGGATGGCGATTTTGGCCCGGTAAAAGGTAGGATTAGAAAAGATGGTAGCAGGGCAAAACTAAACGTTAAAATGTTAGAGTTTATAGTTGCAAATATGGTTGACATGTATCCTGGCATACAGGCAGCGACTACAGGAGGCCAAACAACATTAACATCAACAACAGTTTCAACTATTCCAGATGCTGATTTTTCAACAGTTAAATGGACAGGCGCATTGAATGACGGAACGCCAGTTGTTATTGAATTAACTAATGCAGTAAACCTTGAAGGGTTGAATTGGAATTTGGTAGACAAAGACGAGGTCGTTCAAGAGATAACATGGACAGCTGCATATACTGACACAACGAGAACAACAGAGCCATGGAGTATAAAAGTGGGAACAGCGTAGGAGAATGATATGAGAGAACTGCAAACAAAAGATGTTTTTAAGCTGTCTAGGATATTAAAAAAAATGAATCTAAACTTGGCGTTTGATGGCAAGAATCAAGAGCAGCTAGGAGCAGAAATAGTAATGTCAATAGCTACATCGGCTTATTTAGCGGAGACTGAAATAAACGATTTGATGGCTGATTTACTAGGAATCGAACCTATTGATTTTGCGTCAATGCCACTAGAAAAAACACTAGAAGTATTTATTGAATTTAGCAAACAGCCACAATTAGCAAGTTTTTTCAAGTTTGCGGCTCGCTTGACGAAGTAGACATATATGATTTGCTTTTGAGCAATTATAACAACTTAGAATCAATAATGAGCCAGCCTTTGAATATCGGGGTTGGCTTAATTTCTAAAAGTCAACGGAAAAGAGTAGAGAGTCGCATTTGGGATTTATACTTAATAGAGTACGCTCACATGACACGAGATAATTTTATACCATGGGAAGACTATCTTGAGAAGCGAACAACACCAGTAATTGTTAAATCAAAAGAAGAAGCGCTTGAAGAAATCGAAGAGACTATAAATAAATTGAAGGAACAAGGGTTGATATAAGGGGGTGTAAAAAGATGGAGATTTTTAAGCTATTCGGCTCGGTTTTTATTGAAAACGACAAAGCAAACAAAGCTATTGATGATACTGATAACAAAGGAAAAGGTTTAAGCGAAACATTCGGGAAAGTCGGTGGTGTTGTTGCGGGCGCGGGAGTAGCTATAGCAGGAGCAGCAGTAGCCGCAGGCGCAGCCATTGTTGGGTTAGCTCTGGACACAGCAGAATATGCGGGAGAAATTAACGATGCTTCGAAACAATCTAGCTTAGGCGTTGAAAACTTACAGCAACTAAAATATGCAGCAGAGCAATCAGGAACAGCATTTGGAGACATTACAAAAGCAGCGGGCAAAATGAATGTAATATTTGCGGATGCGGCGGCTGGAAATGATAAAGCGAAAGAAACATTTGATAGCTTAGGGATTAGTTTAACGGATGCCAACGGGAAAATGAAAGACTCTGATACTGTTTTTAATGAAGCCATTTCAACGCTTGCTGAAATGGGAGACACTACGGAAGCGACAAGGCTCGGAACTGATTTATTTGGCAAAGGGTATGTCAATTTAAAGCCTATGTTAGCAGAGGGCAAAGATGGAATTGATAAATTAAAGACATCGGCTAGTGATTTAGGATTAGTTATGTCGGGTGAAGCGATAGCAGCAGGAGATCAATTTGGAGATACTATTGATACGTTAAAACAATCAGTAGGAAGCGTTGGAAAAGAAGTAGCTGAAACATTTATGCCTATTTTACAAATGTTTGCTGATTGGCTGATGGAGAATATGCCTACAATAAAAGCGGTTGTCAAGGTTGTTTTTGAGGTTATGAAAAAAGTAGTTGGCGACTTATATGATGCGTTTAATGATAATGTTTTACCTGTTTTAAAACGATTGTGGGCGTGGATAGAGCCAAATTTGCCAGCCATAAAGACAGCTTTTGAAGTTGTTTTTAAGGCTATAAAAGTAGTAATAAAAATAGTGTTTGACATTATTGGTTTTTTAATTGATTTAATAATTGGAATGGCCGAAGGTGTAGGCAAGGGATTGAATGCAGTAAAGAAAATATTTGATACTGTTTTTGGGGCGATTAAAGCAGTAATCGAAGGAGTTCAAAAAGTCTTAGATATTTTTAATGGAACAAAAGTCGAAGGTAAAAAAGTTACAGTTACAGAAGAAGTAAAACAGCAAAGAGAAAACACGAGACCGACAGGCATTAAAACAGGCATGGCGAGCGGTGGAACAGTTACAAAAACGGGGTTATCATGGGTAGGGGAAAATGGGCCTGAATTGATGGCAATGCCAAAAGGCGCAAGTATAATACCATTGCCGAGACTAGCGACCGCAGGAGTCACTATAAATATTACAGGCAACACGATACTCGGAGAGGACGACCCTACTATTAAAAAGTTAGGCTCAAGCATTGTTAATTATTTAAGGGAAAGGGGGATTAATAGCTAATGCGTGACTTTAAAATCAATGGCACAAGCGTAAAAGTTTCCCCGAACTGGTCAATATCTGACAATATAAACGCTAGGTCAATGTTTAGCGGAGTTATTATTGATGATGTAACTATAAACAATGGAGACGAATTTGAACTATATGATGGAGCGACATTAATATTTGCGGGAATCGTATCGAAAAGGCAAAAAAAAGAACAAATGCCAGGCAAGTTATACACATCAATAAAAGTTTCTGACAATTCTGCCATTGCTGACAGAAGAACGATAGCTAAAGTATATGTTGAAACTAAAGCGGGCGATATTGCAAAAGACTTTATAACTGAAAAACTAGGTGCTGAAGGGGTTACAATCGGGATTATTGAAGATGGCGTGACTATTAGAAAAGCGGTTTTTAATTACACAAAGATCTCTCAAGCATTGGACTATTTGAAAACCACTACAGGCTTTGTTTGGAACATTGATAATGACAAAAAATTAAACTTCCACAACCGAACAACCGTTCCCGCAGCGTTCGACATCCTCGAAGAAACTCGCGTTTATGGGTTTAATCAAGACAGCAATTTAGACCAATACAGAAATACGCAGTATGTTAGGGGTGGATTTACTCAAACAAGTCCACAGCCTATCATAACTCAAAAACCTGATGGCGAAAACCGAACTTTTACTCTTAGATTCCCGATAGCGGAGCGGCCTGATATTTATGTTAATGGGGTTCAAGTTTCTCCGTCTGACATCGGAATCAACGGACTCACTAGCGGGAAGAAATGGTACTGGACATACAATAGCAATACCATTACACATGACAGCTCACAGACAGTTTTAACATCGTCTGACACTATAACAGGCACATTTATTGGGTTAAGGCGGTTATTTGTGCAAGTTGATGATCCTGTCGAAATCGCAACGAATGGAATTTACGAAAGATTAGATGTTGAGCAAAGCATATCAGATACATCAACAGCGTTAGAGTATGGGTCGGGATTATTGCAAACATATGGAACTATAGCTGACAGAGTAACTTATACTAGCAATACAGCGGGATTAAAGGCGGGAACGTTACAAAGAATAACTAGGTCTTTATATGGCATAGACGAACAGTTTTTGATTGAATCGGTAGACATAACTCCTGATGGCGCTGAAAATATGGAGTACAACATTAGCGCAATAGACGGAGCTGCATTAGGTGGTTGGGAAGAATTTTTTAAAGAGTTAGTAAGAAAACAGGCTGATTTTACAATTAGTGAAAATGAAGTTTTAGTTTTGCTAGTGAACCAAGAAGAACAGAATTTAACAGAGGGCGAGTTTGACATCGTTGAATTAATCGGGTTAGCACCAAGTGAAACTTTAGTACCATCAGAAACTTTAACGCCAGGAACAATAACAAGGAGTGTGACAGTAAATGATTGAAGATAATGGATATACAGGAATATTTGAGATTATATGCACGAATAAAAAAACAGGCGAAATTAAAGCCGAAGTAGTAAAAAACAGGCTAACAAACGAAGCTTTGGACAAGTTTATAGATATATTGGGCGGAGTTGCGCCCGACATGGAAATAAAATATCTTGCAGTTGGAACTGATGGAGCGGCATTATCTGACACATCAACGCAGTTAGTTGCGGAAGTTTTTAGGACAGAGCCAAGTATAGACCCTCAAAATGTATCAACTGGGCGGATGGAAACATCGTTTGATATTTTGGATAGTGAAGCAAATGTTAACATAATGGAGCTGGGAATTTTTTGCGGAAGCATCGCAACAGCTAGCGCAAACACCGGAATATTGCTTACTAGAATTTTATATGATAAAGTTAAAACATCAAGTGAAGAACTCAGCATAAAACGAATAGATATAATAAGGAGGTCTTAAAATGGGGAAATATGTACCTTTGGATTGGACTAGCGGAACAGCGCCATTTTTGAATGGAGCAAATTTAGACCATATCGAACAAGGGATTTACCAATCGCAAACTGAAACGCGCTCTGCGACACAAACGACACAACAGGGTGTAGCATCCGTACCAACTGGCACGTTTAACGGACAATGCGAGGGCTCGATTGGCGGTCAGAGTTTAGTAAACTCCGTAACTAACCCAGATTTTG